AAGGACACAACAGGTTTACCGGTAGCTATAGATGCTACATGTAGTGGTCTTCAGATCCTAGCTGGTTTAGCTAGAGATAAATCCACAGCACAACTCGTCAATGTGCTCCCTGCTGATAGACCGCAAGACGCATATGCTAAGGTAGCAGGAGTTGCTAAATGGAATTGCCCTGATTCTGTCAAAGATATAATTGACAGAAAGGTGGTAAAGAGAGTTGTGATGACCATTCCGTACAACGCAAAGCCTCACTCGAATCGTTCATACATCCGAGATGCCCTTAAAGAGAAAGGTGTTGAGATAAGTCAAGAGGATTTAACTGCTACTGTCTCAGCGGTAAGGAATGCAATGCAAGTTGTAGTACCTGGTCCAATGGCAGTAATGAAATGGATAGAAACTGAGGTAACAAAAGCTATTAAACGTGGAGAAACTGAAATAAGATGGGTAACACCGTCTGGTTTTCACGTCACTCAACGCTTAATGAAGCCTGAATGTAGTTACATACACCTGCAATTACTTGGTAAATGTAAGGTATGGGCTGCTACAGGTGACTCAGATGTGGTTGATCTGATGCATCATAAGAATGCAACAGCACCTAACCTTATTCATAGCTTAGATGCTTCACTGTTACATTTCGCAGCTACTCGATTTGACAATCCAATAGCCTTGATACATGATTCAGTTCTATGTAGAGCTACAGATATGACTGTACTTAACACCATAGTTAAGGAAACATATATGCATCTCTTCGCTGAACATGATTATTTAACTGATTTCGCACAACAGATAGGTGCGGAAACTGAAAACCTACCGATCATTGGTGACCTTGAACCGTCACAAGTGATTGACTCAAATTATTTTTTCTGCTAATGCTTTATCCATCATTATTTGATTCTTTCTTTTCTCCTACCAGAGTTATTGTTGTCTCGGAAGAGCGACTACAAGCTGCTGAAAGGCAAGCTAAGCAAGAACAGATAGAAGCTGTTGAGGCTCGTATCAACGACTTAACAAAATACAGAGACGAATTAACTACAAACTTAAAAGAGTTAGCACCAACCAAAACAGGTAAAGATCTGGATTCACTGGATGGAGCTGACTGCGATGTCTAGAACTATTCATAAGACTGACAAACCAGTAATACTTGAGGGATTCCAAGCTATACTAGCACCTAGTAAGTTTGGTTATTCTCTCTCGGCTGTAGTTGATAGCTCTATTGTTGAACAATTAGAAACAGAACGAGCAGAAGTCCTTAAGTGGGCTGAATCAAAATTGAAAAATCCTAAACGTAGTACTCTTAAACCCGAACCATGGGAAGAGGTAGCGGATGGGAAATATAAACTAAAGTTCTCTTGGAATGAGGACAACCGTCCTCCTGTGGTAGACACAGAGGGGACGCAAGTAACCGACACTAAAACACCGCTTTATGCAGGATCTACTGTTAAACTGGGTTTCTATCAAAAGCCTTACATTCTACGGGATGGGGTTACCTATGGTAGTAGCCTTAAGTTGGTTGGTGTTCAAGTTGTCTCAGTAAAAGGTGAAGCTGGTGTAGATGCTGGAGATTTAGACGCCGACGCGGTAGCTGAATTATTCGGTACAACAGCAGGTTTCAAGACTGCTGATCCAAACGTGACCACAACTAATGAAACTAATTCACCCGATGATGATGATGACTTCTAATGATAGAAAAAACAGTTACAGATGACTCTACAGGTCTAAAGAAAGCGACAGTTAAAATGACCGCACCTGTTATTGAAATCGAGGTTCTAAAACACCAAGAGAGTACTTTAAACAATGAGATCAAGCTTCGCTTATTGGATGCTGTAAGTCAATTAATAGATAAAAACCTAACCTAATGGTTGAATCCACCGAGGAATCACTAGCATGGGCTAAGAAAGCCTATAATAAATTAAAAAATAGGGCAGATATTAAATTCAGATCTAAGTTAGAAGAGAATGTAGCTAGTTTACTTGAAGGTCTTGGTATCTCTTATGAGTATGAGACTGAAAAGCTAAGCTATGTCATTGAACATAGATATACCCCTGATTTTAAACTTCCTAATTATAAATACTTAGAAGTAAAAGGTTATTGGGACGCAGAAGATCGTCGTAAGATCTTAGCAGTTAAAAAAGATAACCCTGATATAGATCTAAGGATGGTCTTCCAATCCCCTTACAATACAATTAGTAAAAAAAGTAAGACAACTTATGCGAAATGGTGTGAAAAACACGATATTCCATGGACGTCTTACCACGATATACCACTTGACTGGTTAGTATAATGACCGAAAGTGAGTTCGTGAGGCACATGCCTTGCGACAACTGTGGCTCGTCAGATGCTAATTCTTTATACACTGACGGGCACACTTTCTGTTTTGTGTGCCATCATAGGACAGGAAGTGACGAAGAAAATCTTCACAATCACATGACAAACACTGTCCATTTAACAGGATCAGCCGAAAGGTTGAACAAAAGAAATATATCTGAAAAAACCAATCAGTTCTATCAGATTTATAGAGACGGTAATACATTACGATTTCCGTATCATGATGAAGCTGGTATACTGAAAGGTGTAAAGATAAAAACAAAGAAAAAAGACTTTATTTATGAAGGAATTTCCACTAATACTTTATTTGGTCAGCATCGCTTTCCTAATAGCGGTAAACGGATTGTTGTTACTGAAGGTGAGCTAGATGCTGCGAGCTGTTACGAAGCTATGGCAGGGTGGCCTATGGTATCCTTACCTCATGGAGCACAATCTGCCAAGAAAGACATTCAAAAGCAAATCCC